CTTCATTAAGTCCAGCCTTTTTGAGCATTTTTTTTGGAATTTTAATAAAGTAACCGTCTTCGTCTTGAAGAACAGGTACTTGCACCTTATTTTTCTTTTTAAAGATATCGTCAATTCTGTTTGCGAACTCATCAGAAGAAATAGATGATGGGCGACGTTTTGATCCTTTTCCGTTCATAAGTTATAGTAGTTTAAGAGGTGGTTTTTCCAGTTAAAGTGTAAAAAATAGTATGGAAGATCAGTTGAATTCTTTTATTTCTCAAAATTCGGTACTTTTAGTAGCGGGCGTTGTTTCGTTGCTATTTAAAGAATTTATTATCAACATTGTCAAGAGTATTGTGTTTAAAATGACATCTGGATTAAAAGAAGATGACGTTTTGATGTTTTGGGATGGCACAAAAAGCCCAGCGAGAATCGTGAGAATCGGTTTAATGTCAACAACCTTGTTTATCTACGATGTTAACGAAGAAGGAATCATCACTGGCGGCAGTCGTCTTGTTATGCAGAACGTAAAACTAGAGAATGTCAAGTTTTTGAAACGACTCGCAATGATTGACGACGCTGATCTTAAACAGTTCAAAAAGAGTGTAAAATAATCAGATGGCTTACGTTACTTACGATAAAATCAGAGCGTATTTTACTAACGCTGATAGTGCCACTGACAACATCTTATACGCAACTAGTTTAAGCGCATCAAATACAACTAGTTTAAAAAGAGTTAGAAGAATTGGTCAGCAAATGGACTACTATATCCAGACTGGCCCAAAAAGTTCAAGCATTTCCGCGAATGTCCTTTTGGTTTCTGGAGAAATCAACAAGATTATCAACTTAACTGGAGATTCGGTTACTGGTTCGCTGATTAAAGTTCCAGATTACCAATTTAACAAGTGTTATTTGAAAAGTTTCTCCGCATCATTTGAGCCGTGGAAAGTTGCATCTGCGGCGCTGCAATTTGACTCTTACGGACTAGCAACTGGCTCTGGAATCTACGTTCATTCGGAGCAGCAAGCCACTACTGGCAGCGGCATTACTTTATTATCGCCTTTAAGAGCAACAACAGTTCAATTCACTGCTCCAAATTTTTCCGCTACTCCAATTTCACAATATGAAAATATTTCTTTCGATATTCAAGTCGATAGAGTTCCAAATTTTGTGATTGGCTCGGAATATCCTGAAAAAGTTAGCGTTTCTAAAGTTACAAAGTCCTTGCAAGTAAATGGACTGAGTAATGCAGACTGGCTAGCGGATTATCAGCCAAACACGACAGTAACCTGCACCATCACGATGTCAGATGCTACTGTTTTTTCGGTAGCTGGCGTTTTATCTAATCAAACCCTCTCTGTTGATTCCAACGGAGTCGCTAAAGGAGGATTGCAGATTATTGAAGAGATGGTTTAACACTTTATGGCAAAAAAAGCCCCTAAGAATAAGAAAACCAAACCTGCGGGAATCACAATTCCGCAACTAAAACAAGAAATCAAATTTAAAGAAAGAAAATTTAAGTTTTCAGATAAGCAACAAGACTTATTAAAAATACTTTTAAACGAGCAGACCAAAATCTCTTTCATCGCTGGACCAGCGGGAACATCAAAGACATTTATGGCTGTTTACGCAGCGTTAAACCTCATTAGTAACAATGACAAAGAAATTATTTACATCAGAACAATCGCAGAGAGCGGAGAAAAGTCTTTAGGCGCACTGCCCGGAACAGTTGGCGACAAATTCGCGCCTTACTTGATTCCTCTTGAGGATAAAGTTCACGAAATTATCGAAGCTACTGATGCTCACCGTCTTAAAGACGACGGAAGACTTACCGCAGTACCAGTAAACTTCCTGAGAGGCAGTACATTCACTGATAAAATTATCATTGCTGATGAAGTGCAAAACTTTACAGCTAAAGAGATTACAACCTTGATTACTAGAATTGGAGAAGGCACAAAAATCTTTTTATGCGGAGATTTTATGCAATCGGATATTAAAGTTAAGAACGGTTTCCTTGATTTCTTTGAGCTTTTCACTGGAGAAGACTGCGTTCAAAAAGGAATTTATACTTTTGAGTTCTCTGAAGAAGATATTAAAAGAAGCGAAATCTTAAAATTCGTTGTAAAGAAGATTAATAACATTAATCTTCGTTATAGAATAAAAGATGAGCAGCGCAACGTCAAAAACGTCTCAGTTGAATAGTTGGGCAAATATTATTAAGGTATTTGGCGGAATTTTGATCGCCTGTGTATTGTATTACCTAAATACAACGTATGTAAAGAAGGATGATTTTAATCCTGTTGCTTTAGAGATGAAGGTTCAGGCAGAGCAAATATCTTACGTTAATACAGAAGTAAAAAGTATTTCTCGACGCCTTTCAAAGATAGTAGATGATGAAGGAAAGCCAGTTAATACGGACAAAATGGTTGAAATACAGAAAGATATAACTAAGATATTAGTAAAGCTGGAAAATCTTAACGATAAGGTTGACCGCATATCTAAATAATAACTATGGCTATCACTTTCTGTTCATCGTGCGGTGCAAAACATGAGTATGTTGGATTTGCACCAAACTTTTGCTCAAAATGCGGCAACTCTTTTGGCTCGAAAGCTGTTCAGCAGTCAACGGCAAAAGTCCAGCAGAAACCAACTGCTATTCGCAGTTCGCAAATAGAAGACGATGACGAAGATTCTTCGGACATTGAGGAGCTTCCACACATAGAGTCGTTAGACGTTGAAATCGAAATGGATGGAGGGTTTAAATCCTTCAATCTAGAAGATTTACAACGGAATCCCATGCAAGCGCAAGCTAAGAAATTCAAAGTAAAGCGCTCTGATGGTATTGATGGCCTATCTCCTGAAAAATATGGAAGCTCAAAAGCTGGGTAAAATAACTTACGACGATAAGAAGGATGTAATAGACAAAATCATTGAGAAGCACAGATATATCTGGCAGCTCAAAGCTATTTGTTGGATGGATTACGAAGATGTCGCACAGATTGTGCGTTTTCACATCTCAAAGAAGTGGCATATGTGGAAACAAGATCGTCCACTTGAACCTTGGATTGCTAGAATCACTTCTAATCAGATTAAGAACTTGCTTCGTAACAACTATTCCAATTATACTCGCCCATGTTTGGGCTGTAAGTTTAATCAAGGCAACGAACCACCAGCTTGCTCTATAACACCAAGCGGAAGACAGTGTTCTGAGTGCCCACTATACAGGAAATGGGAGAAAACAAAGAAGAGCGCATACGATGTTAAGCTTTGCGTCTCTATTGAAGGCCATGTTGATGCTGTGCATTCAATGCGCGATCAGAACTTTGACATTTTATCTAGTGCATCTCGCCTTCATGAAGAAATGCGATTATACTTAGCTCCAAAACAATATAGAGTATATACAAGACTCTTTGTTGATGGTGCTGATGAAGAGAAAGTAGCCGCAGAAATGGGTTACAAGACAAATGAAAAGGGCAAGAAGGCTGGATATAAGCAAATCAAAAATCTTAAGAAGCTGTTTAGGCAAGTAGCTTTGAAAATTTTACAATCGGAGGATATTTTAAGTGGAAGCTAAAGAAGAAACAACAGATATTTCGTTTACTAACCAAGAAGCGGAACAGATTAAAGATTTAGCCAAGCAATTTCCTGATTTAAATACTATCACGCGCAAATTCTTTGCTAACGAGAAGCTTGATGGTCGATCTAAGCAAGGAATTGCTATCAGATCGTTCTTGGCGAGCAATAAAATCAATTACAAAACATCTAAGTACGAAAAGGCAGCGGACATTGAGTTCACAGAGTCTCAAAAAGAGTTTATCATTGACCAAACAGCTATTGGATTGTCCGCCGTAAGAATTGCGGAGCTTATTTTTCCTGATCGCAGAATCGTTAACCTTGGAGTCGAGCAAAGAGCTGTGGCAAACTTCGTTAGAACGGCAAATGTAGAAGGTCAACCTGAATCCGAAACTGCTATTGGTTTAAAATACTTAGTTCCGCGTTCTGTTGAGCGTGTTATTAACAAAATCAATCAAGCTACTGGCGAAAAGATCAATAAAGAAAAATTAAACCGCCAACATAAATTCTGTATTGAGAAGCTCACTATCAATTTAGCTAACTCGCGGTTCCAAAAGATCATCAACTGCTATACATCGCAAGAAGATCGTAATATTTTTGAAGAAGAGTTCATTAGAATGACTTGGGACAAGCCAGACCTTACTGCTGATGAAGTTAATTTGTACATGAACGTGTGCAAAGAAATCATCAACTTAGAAACTACTTCAAGACACTTGGATAAGCTCAATAAAATGTTTGAAGATACTCAAGAGCAGAATGAAATGAGTATTCGTCTTGCCGAAATCATCAAAGCTAAGAGTGGTGAGTACCATCAGTGTGAAGGTCGCGTCGAAAGTCTTATTAAAAAGCTTCAAGGCGATAGATCAGGACGTATCAATGCTAAACAAAAGGAAAATGCTTCTATCTTGGCTATCGTTCAGCTATTTCAAGACGAAGAAGAGCGCGCTAACATGATCAAGATCGCCGAAATGCAAAAGACTCTTGTTAGAGAAGAAGCTGGCAAGCTTGAAAGCATGGTGGAGTGGAAAGCTCGTATCTTGGGTATATCATTAGATGATGCCGTTTAAGTGCAAAGAATGTAATCAAGATTTTCCAAGCGAAAGAAGTCTTCATACTCATTTGAAGAAGCATAAGATGTCGCTTGGAGACTACTACTGTGCCCATTACCCGAAGAAAAACCTCTTAACTGGTACAAAGTTAAGCTTCAAGGATAAAGAGTCTTATTTTGAAAAGGATTTCGAG